ATATGTGTATTCTTCCTCCACTATAATGTTTTACATTAGTCATCCAAATCCCAAAGTGTAACATACCTTTGTTTGCAGGGTTTTTAATTTTAGACAATCCATTTTCTTTCAATTTAATATGAGGACTATTTACAAATTGTAAAACTCCATTCAAAGTAGATAAAGATAAATTTATTGCATCTTGTTTACTTATATCAAGGTGAAACCTTTCACCTACAATCTTAGCATAAGAATCTGTACCAAATGTAAAAGTAGGATTCCTCTTTACTTCTACTATGCTTGTTTTAGCTCTTCTACTTAATTGTTTAGGAGTCCAACCTAATTTTCTGGCAGACTTTCTCTGGTTATTTTTTAACATCTAAACTCTTCCTTATGGTTAAATATAATACTTAATATAATATAAAACAGTAGTAAAAAGAAAGGGTAGTTAGAACAAGACTAACTACCCTAATTTAAGCTAATAAGTTCTTCTTATGAAGCAGAAGGTGGCATAGCTAAACCAGTCATTGCAAGGCAAGCATCATCGTGCTCAACTTCCATTGCAATTCTTTCTGAAATTGCCCAAGTCTGTGAATCATTCTTCACATTACTATCCTGAGCAAACTTCACTCTTCTACGGTCACCAATCACAACATTCTCGGCAATAGTAGTAACTGATTCCCCAAATGGTACATAATCAGAATTGATTAGTCTCCACTTATTCCAAATCTTACCTATTTCACCAGTATACAAAGTAGCTTTTTCACCATATTTATCAACAGTTGTCAAATCTTCATCTCTCATGAGCTGATTAGCTGACCAAGGGTTGATAAAAGATATAAGCTCAGAAGCTTGTTTTGAATAAAGACCAAGATGATAAATAGCTTCTCCAAATACATCTGCAGTTGCATTTCCATTTACAGGGAATACTACACCAGAATCTTTTGCAATAGTTAAAATACCATCAAAAGCAAGTCTTGCATCTTTATTGAACCATAAGTTACCTGTTGCCAAAGATTTATCACTTGTAAGAGGTGTGTGAGAAACATCACCTGTTAAAAAGGCTTTCTCTTCTGCACTTCCCATTCCACGAGCAAAAATCATTCTTATCATAGCAGCCATATCAGCAACACCATCTTCAAAAGTCTCTTCAGAGATATCAATCCAAGCAAAAAGCTTCTTTGCAAGCAAAGAAATATTTCCAGCTTTAAAAGATGTTCCCTCACCATCAGTTGCCTCATCAGGCTGATAGTAAACTTCTGTACCTTGAAGAAGTTTTGGAACAGTACGAAGTCTTGATTTCATCTTGAAAGAACGAAACATCTTTCTGAAATTATTCACTTCTGTTACAACATCAATGAACTCTGCTGCTAATGGATCAGGCAAAAAAGGCTGAGCCACATGACCAGAGGAAGCACCATCAAAAGGTGTATCACCAATTGTTACTGCTTTGTTAACAAGAGCTTTAAACTCTTCAAAATTTTTAATATTCATTTTTCTTACCTTATAAGTAAAGTTTAATATTCAATTAGTTTGGGTGAGCTAAAGAATAAAATGTCAGTAATTATTCTTTATCAGAAGCTACAGGTGATATTTTCTGAAGAAAATAATCATCCAAGCTCTTTCTTGCAATTCTCTTCTCATCAGTCAAAACATTTCCTGCTCTATCTACTTTTTCAATAGAAGAAAGGTCAATGTCTTTCTCTACTTTTTCAGAATCTTTATTTTTCAAAGACTTCTCTAAATCAGTATCTGAACCTTCTCCATCAGGCTCCTCTTCTCCTTCAACTGCTGATTTAACTGCTTTTGCAATTAAAGCATTAAGCTCAGCAGGAGTTTTTGGAAGCTCTGCCTCTTTTTCAATAGTTTCACCAGAAGCAAGTTTTGTAACCACTTCAGCAAGAGACCCTACTGTTTTTGTAAGAGCTTCAATTTTATCTTCTGGAGTTTCAACTTCTTTCATTACTACAGAGCTTGAAAGAGTATCTACTTTGTCAGCAATAGCACTAATTGCTTTTGCCATATCTCCAATAGCAAGATTGCTATCTTCTTTAGCTGCAACAGGAGTTAAAGCCTTTGCAACAACATCTGCCAAAAGCAGTTCTGTTTCTTTAGTCATTCTTTTCTTCCTTTTCAATTTTTGAAATCAACATTTCAACTTCATCACCAAATTTATTGATGGACTTTTTTACAGCTTTCATTTTTTCAGCATTACCTAAATTCTGAAAAGTTTTCACTTCTTCAAAAAAGGCTTTAAGGACTACAGATAATTCTTTAGCAGCATCTTGAACTTCTTCAAACCTATCAATCTCTTCTGCAATTGCAGTTATTTCTGCTGCCTTTTTACTAAGACCTATTACATTAAGATGATTAGTTAAGTGGGTTATGACTAACTTATCAGCATTTTCTTGTACTGCCTTTTGCAAAGCAGACTCTAACATACCTTTGTGTAAGTACATAACACCATTATCAATAAAATGGTGAGGATAGTTTTTATAAACTTCACCAGTTTCTCTATTTTTTGGGAAAGCCATTTCAGGAATAGCTTGGATGTTAACCTTTTCAGGTTCCAACTCTTTGTGTAATAAAGAGTTGTGTTTATAATCAGTTATAGTTCTTTCTTCATCAGTTTCAACACTTTTACTGATTTTATTTTTCTTTGAAATACATTTTGTTATAGCTTCTGCAAAAGTATCTGCATTAGCAGGTTGAGTGGTAAGAGTTATGTGATATAAATCACCTTCATCAAGAACATAAATTTCTTTTTGTAACTCTTCATTGAATTCTCTATACACCTTGTTTATTCTACCGCCAATAGAGAAACCATACTTGATGCCTGTTTCAATTTGTTTAAGGATAAAATCAACTTCTTGAGAATCTGCTCTCTTCATCAGTCTTGCTTCAATCTCAAAAGTATCTTTTGTACCACTTGATTTTGTAACAACTCCTATTGTCTCTTTAGAAGAAGAAACATAATGAGTATTATCTGTAATAGGTAAACCTTTTGCTGTTTTCTTCATCTGCTTGATAAAATTCTTGGAAACCCTTTCATCCTCTCTATCTACATTTGTTGTAGATGCTATACCCTTTATGATTGGAAATCCATCTTCAGATGAAGATGTTTTCAATAGTGTAGTTACAGCTTCTTTACCTAAAGGTAAAAATGCCTCAAATTCACTATCTTTGTCTTTGATTTCTTTTTCTTCCATACATATTCCTCCGTGTTTTAAAAAATCTTCAAAATATTTTTCAACTTCATTCTTACTTTTAATACTCTTGTAATTCCACAAACCATCTTTTAAATAACAAACTTTTTTTAACCACTTGTAAGTCATATCTGCATCAAATTTATTCTTAATATAATTGATTACAAATGCTTTTCCAATACCTTTCTTAAATTTTTTATTCTTATTCACTGACCAAACATACCTATGCTTATCTGTCAAAGCCTTAGAGAAACCTGCATTTGGCAAGATTTCTTTGATTATTTTCACAACTAATTCTTGTTCATCAATTTTATTCATAAACTCTTTTAAAGCATATATAATAAGTAAAGGAACATCCATGTGAGTTTGGTCATCAATAGATTTAAGAATATTCAATAGTCTATTCTTTCTGCTAAGACTTTCTGTGGTATCTAACTCATAAGCTTTATAATATAGCTTAGAAACTGCTTCAAAGTTCTTTTGATAGAACTTCTTCACATTAGCTTTTGAAGTAATTTTTTTATAACTAAATAAAAGCTCCTTAGCAGATACCCTTGAAAATCCATAATTAGAAAAATCTACAGGAGAATCTTCTATGAACTCAAAAGTTACTTTGTTGGAATGCATTTTACTCCAAACCTTTTAGAGGCATTCATCATATTAGTAGATGGAAGAGAAAATGTTTTGCTGTAGAATTTTTCTCTTTCTTTGACTATTTCAGAAAACACTTCTTTAATCAGAGTTGGTTCTACTTTCTCCAATCCTGTAGGATTCAGAGTTTTTGCTGCATTGTTATCAACTTTAGGTTCTCCTGCTTTATCTGCAAGACTTTGTATCTTTGCTTGCTGAAACTCATTAAGGGAAGAAAGAGGAGCATAATTCAATGGAACAAAAGGTTCATCTCCCCAAGGTACAGGAGGCATTTGTAATCTATCTCTTACTTGATTTATAGTAACTACTCCTCTATCTAAATAAGCTTCATCAATTTCAGATTGCTTTTTATCATCATCAATATCTAATTCTGAATTAGATAAATAGATATTCTTCAAACCCAAATTAGCAGAGTTCCAAATAAGAACAGTATTGAAAGTGTCTGAAATAAGTTTAACAGCAGGAATTATTGCATTCCTTTTAAACTGTTCAGTCTGAACTTCTGAATTTAACTTTCCTGTAGTTGCAGTAAGAATACCTAATACCATAGGCTGCATACCATAAACTGACATAATCCTACTAAGCAGTAACAGCTGTAAAGTTTCAAAATCCATATCCTTATGAGTAGTGGTAAGTTCATGCATCTTAACATTTCCTTTTTCACTTCCCATAAATAATGGCATATGTGGATGACCTCTCAGTTCTTTTTGGTACCAATCTTTAGCTTTCTTTAAAGCCATATGGCTTTTACCAAATCCTAAGTTTTCAAATATAAAAGCCATATTTGGCTTTGCATTATTCTCAAAAAACTTTAAGTTATAATTTAGCATTTCAAAATCACCCATTATAGATGCTGCAACAGTAGAAATAGGAGAAAATCCATTAGAGTAACCTGCTCTGACAACTCTTGAAAATCTCATCATATCTACTTTATCCCATCTTCCAATAATCTTTGCATTTCTAACTTGTAGATAAGCTTCTTTGTTTGGTAATGTTCCATTCTTCTTTTGATTTACATAAAGTTCTTCACCACTTATGGTAGCATATAAACCATATGGCTTTTGATTCTTACCTGTATCACCTGCAGACTTTTTATCTCTTGTAATTTGTATACCTGCAATATCATAAATATCTATATCTCTTGATGCTTTTTTGATTATATTAGAAAAAGATTCTAAATCAGCATTAGGCTGTAAAATAAGATTGTTAATACTCTCCATTGCCTTCTTAGTTTCATCAGTTATAGATTCCTTGCCATTTTTAACAATAGAGTCTAAAGGCATAGGAAAGAAGTCTACTTGTGATACTCTTTCTGATTTCATATCAACAATAGCTCTAATCCAATCATTCTTTTCATAAGCTTGGGTCATAAAGCTTCTATCAACAGGGGCTAAAAAATAATTTTCATTATCTTTCTTGTGCATAGAAGATGTTCCACTTCCTGAAGAATCATTAGCATCAGAGTATCTTTGCCTGCCTTTTACTGCTTTTCTAATAGTTGTAGATTTTGACATTCTTATCATAAATCACCTTCCTCCTCTTCAAGCCTATCCATAGCTTCTCTTTCTTCCCAATTATCAAGTATAAAATAAGAAATAAGAATAACAACAGAAGAACCTAAAATTTTCAATAAAATAAATTTCCAATCAAACATTATAACTTTAAAAGTAACTATAATATAAAACAAATACAAGGTTGAAGCAATCATTGTAAAAAATATAACATCTTTTGCAATTGTTTCAATAAGAGGTTCAAAAAATTGTATTGCTGTAATATAAGTATCAGGTACTATCAATTTCTTTAAACCTGCTTTTCTTCTTCTCCTTACATCTAATTTATTTTTGTGCTTTATTCTTGCATCAAATTCCTTTTTCTTTTTCTCTTTTGCTACACTCTCCTTTTCTTTGAGGTCTGATATTATGGTAGGGAAAGAATCTTTAACTGCATTATCTGTTTTATCCAAAAGCAATTTCTCCTTGGTTCATTAGTTCTGTGTATAAGGTTGAAGTTACTGCAGCTGAACAATCTGCTAACTCCTTACTACCTGCCTCAACACCTTCTTCTTCAAATCTCATTATTGAAATCTCAGGATGGTCTACTTTCTTAGAACCATCAATTAACTCTTTACATTCTCTATTCCAAATACTATTAGCATAAGTTTTCCAAATTCCTTGTTGAAGCATATCTTTCATAGTCTCATAAGGTACTTTTGTTTTATCTACAGACAATAGAGCAGCTTCAATCCCTGCTCTATTAAGCTCTTGAAGAGTTTCGTGAGAACCCCAACCATCAAAAGTTGCTTTAATTATTCCAAAGTTTCTCTTTTCTTGCAAATCTATAATAAACTTTCTTACATCTGAAACTCTTACTTCATTTTGTTCCTTGGTTGCTATAATTTGAATCAGCAAATCCATTACAATACCTTGTCTCAACTCACCCTCATATTCAGATAAATCTATACTGTATTGTTTTTTATAGTATTCAATCCAAGCCTTGTCATAACTTACTCTCATCTCTTCAATGTGTCCTAAAGCCAATCCACAAGCATCTTTTCCATCCCATACTTGACCTTTTGCCAAATCAGAATGAACAGCATAATAATATTCATCATTACCTTTGAACCAAGGTTCCAAAACCCTATCTAAATCTGAAATATCAGAAACAGTTACTATTTTTCCTATTGTTGGGTTTATTGTAAACTTCTCTTTAGTATCTATTGCATTATTTAAGATAAAAGTATTGCTGAAAAAATTATCAGTAGATAATTTAGGGTCTTTACATTCATACACCATAGCAGCTTTTTCAGGGTCATTCTTATAATCTCTACTAAACTGTTCCTTTAAATCAGATTCTTTCTTATCCGTTCTAACTTCATAAGTAGATTTTACACTAATATATGATTTTTTATTTTTCTTTTCTTTCCTAACCAACATAGTCATAGGACAGTTGCTTCCATACTTATAAGAAATAGCAACCATCTTTCCAAATTTTGTACTTCTTCTGATAGATGTTCCAATAGAATCATATTGTCCTAATAATTTATCAGATTTGGAAGATGCAGAGCCAAATACCTTTTCTGCTCTCATTGCTCCTACTTCATCCATAACAGCTAAAACTATTGTCATTCCCTCTGCTGTAAATTTCTCAGAAGATAGAGAGTGAGAAGTGATGTTTCTTCCAAAATCAATAGAGTTGAGATGGAATGCTCCATCTTTATCTCTTAAATCCATATATACAAATTTTCTCTTTCCTGCATCCCACCAAAAGTTTCTTGTTGAAAACCATGGATAACCTGTATCAGGGTCGATTACTCCTTTAATATATGATTTTAAATATTTAAAGAAAATATTTTTGGCTTGTGAACTTGATGCAGCAACATTTATTAAATCAATAGGAGAATCAAGCCCTAAACCTAAAAATTTTTGAGGATTTTCTAAGCAAGCAAATTTATAATTTTGATAAGAAAATATTTTAGATACTGTAGAATCTTTGCCTGAACCTTTTCCCCACATTAGGATAGCTTGTTCAAAATTCAAATCAGTTACTGCAAAAGGGTCTTTACCAACAATTACATCTGCACATTCTTGCTGTACAGGAGTAAAAGGCTCTTTCAACATCTTGCTAAAATAATATTTAGTATCAACAGGT